AGCGGGGGTTATTCTAATGTCTATGAGTATTGCGGATATGTATCAGGAGATGATAGATCAGTATACTGAACTGTATATGTATCAAAAGGCACAAAGAAGGGATGGCATCCGCAGGGACACCACGAAAGATATCCTCGACGACATGTCAGCCGTCGAGGTAGATGTAGAATATACTAGTGAGACCTAGTGATTACAGTTGTGGTCTCGATAGCAATCCTCGTTCCAATGTTCGTTATCATCTAGCACACCTAGACGAGTCATGATCATATCATATATTTCCATACCACTGCGGGACATTCTACCCGCTGTGTAATCCCAACCTAAATCTGCTAGGTCGTTACATAGATCTGTTTTGTTCTTGTAACGTGGAAATTTGGTGTCTGTTTTAGGCATTGAGTTGATTCTCCCAGATTTGAGTTTTAAAACGTTTAACTGCTTTGTCTAACAGTTTGATGTCGCCATCGCAAATATTTGCTTGCTCCCCATCATCATATTCTAAATGACAGAAGGCGTTATTGATGTCGCCTATGAGAGTGAGCAATGCATTGTAATTATTCATTACGCTACCTCGTACTCAGGGTACACAACTGGATTAGTTTCTTCAACTGCTACGACATAACCTGTCTCGTTGAAATAGTCATCTGCAATCTGACATGCTTCAGAAAAATCATTAACGATCTTAACTGGCGATGTGTAGACGACATACTGATTAATTCTCATAATCTGATTTGTATATTACTCTTACATTATAATCAGACATATATTAAATGCAACCACTCAGTGTGACAGTAATATTACTGGCACATCATGTATTGTATTCCTGCTCTTAACATATAGAATACGTATAGTTACGCAAATCTATGCATTACTACAACGTTATTAGTTTTTTAAACGATGATGAACTGCACCAAGTGTGGGACATTTGTGCTGAAGCACTAGAACGCAAAGGATGGGACTGCGACAACTCAGAGTTGTCTATCCGTGCCTTTGATCAGAATCTAAAATCAAACATTGATTCAGACACGGTATGCGACCCAGAACCATGTGGCACATCTCACCCTTATTATTATGAATATTAAGACACGGATCGCCACAGAGTGTGACAATCTTTTTTGTGGCATACTCAAGGTTGCAGGATACGCACCCACCCTCTACAATACAACTAGTCAAACAAATCAGAACACTATGACAACAGCAACTTATCAAGCGAACCTAACCGACACTGAGTATAACGGTTGGACTAACTACGAGACTTGGAATGTCGGTCTTTGGTTAGGCGGTGACGAAGGTTTATATGATATCGCTAGACGTGCCTTGGATTATGATCACCTAGTTGAGATGCTCACATGCATAGGATCCGAGACAACTGGCGACGGTGTGCGATGGGATGACCCAAAGGTGAACACATGCGAAATAGATGAGATGCTGGAGGATATCTAAATGAGCAGCAATTCATTCCCGCACCACGATAACTATAGCACAGAAGGATCACCCGCTGTGCTATGGGTACTCAGCCGCATTGTGCCACTTATCAAACTGTCCATTACATGTAGCAGGAGTATATTCCATGCTCTATAATTTAATCATAGCATACAACACACTTCATGAAAAGACTCGAACTAATAATGGGAAGAAACATTCCCAACGCAGGAAAGGTTTCAGACAACATGATAAACGACTTTATTAAGTCAGAGATCATTCCTCATTTTGAGTATGGCACATTTATTGATGGCGAGGGGTTATGGAAAGGAGAATTTGAAAACACTAAGATTTTTTATATCGAGGTGCCTGATCATGAAGCAATCGCTACATCAGTTTTATTAAAGCACATTGCCGACAGATACCGCAAGGCATTTAGGCAAGAGAGTGTGCTAGTTTCAGAAGTGTCTACTCAAACAACATTTGTTTGAGTACATGCCTTATAATGTAATTAATTAAACAAATCAGACTATGCCAAATCATTGCTACAACAGAGTGAGTGTCTATTCAGATAATGAGCAGGACATACAAACACTCTTCGACATATTCGAGAATGGAACTAACCCGAAGAATGATCTAACAGTATTTGGTCAGATCATTCCCGAACCAAATTGGAAAGAGATCCCAGTCGGGGGTAAACTGCCTGTAATGGATAAACGTGAATTTGGAATGGGTTTATCCTTTGAATCTACAGACGAAGAAGGACGTCCGCAACTGACACAAGATGCCAGATGGTATGACTGGCGAATTCAAAACTGGGGTACTAAATGGGACTGCTACGACTTAACCATTGACGAAAGCGAATTGCCTAATGGTTTTGAAGCATCATTTAATACTGCATGGTCACCGCCAGAAGACATTTATAATGCACTCAAAGAAAAATTTGAAGGCATGAGCATAAGTTGGTTCTATGACGAACCAGGTATGGAGATCGCTGGTTATCTGTAGACAATTTACAAACTGTCCACTACCTATTGCACAGTCAAACGTAGTGGACTATAATAAGAATATAAATCAAACAACATTATGTCAACTCTACATCACGAATCAATCTTTGAAACAATCCTTGACGAAGTATGCGAGGAATTCGGTATCGAATACGATCCAATGGGCGACCCAGACGTTAACAACGTTATCGACGAAATGGTCATGGAAAAATTCTTAAGCATGGGAGGGTAATATATGGGCAGTAGGCAGGGGTTGCGTTAACTAATCGCATTTAAATCGAACCTCTACGTAAGACCCAATATCTTCACCTGACCCGTGAACAGTGCACAGACCTGTAACTCTGATAGGCATGGAATTTGCTAGGAGGGTCGGTCAATCCTCCGCCAACCACACAACACGGCAGCTGGCACCTTGTGCCAGTTGTCAAACTGTCCACTAGATTGTTGACATAAGCATCTAGTGGATTATACTTAAGTTAATCAGACAAAAGTATTATGTTCGACAATCAACTAAGACCTTACTTCGATGGGCGAGTATTAGCAAACTCTTCAGCGATGCAAGACCCCGCAGTTAAGGCAGCACTTGCAGCAATGGCAGCAAGAAACTTTGAACCACTTCCAACACCTAACGAGGGAGTTTGGAATATATCCGATAGGCACTAATGTGCCAGTTGGCAAACTGTCCACTGGGGTTGTTGACAACCAATCCCTAGGGACTATAATAAAAACATAAATCAGAAACAAACACATCATGGGCAAAGGCAGAATCGAACTCAACACAGCAGGCGGTCTCTACATTATGTTCGCTACTGAGGAGCATTACGAGAGAGCAACTGGAAACGGTAAAATCAAGATCGGTCTATCATACTCTTGTGAGTGGGGAACAATCCAGAGATACAAAGAGCATAGCACCTCATGTGCAGACAAGATACATAACATTGCTCTATGGGCATGTGATGAGGGAACAGACATTCCAACACCCGAAGGAACTAAAGGCGGTGTATTTGAAATGGAACAGTATCTCCACTCAGTGTGCAAGTCTTACGGATGGGAGCAGATCGGATCAGGCAAAGAGTGGTTCGCTGTACCTATGTCAGTCATCCAGATGATTAACGACATCACAGCAGGAGAGAGTTTTGATTACACAGCATGTCCAGAGATCGCACGCAGCATGTACTATGCACCTAAATTTGAAGACATGCCAAGCATGGACGAGACACGCAGAAGGACATGGTGTAAGAAGAGCAGAGACAGAAAGATCAGCACATGCGACAGATCACCAATGCAGATGTCAAAGGACACAGCAGCAGAGAGAACATATGCCAGAGACTACATGTTAAACAGGGGCGAGGTTAAATAACCCCTGTTTACATTCCGTGACATATGGTTGACTTCCCTAGGGATATCCTTTATAATTAGAATATAAATCAGTTCAGTTTTTATTATGTTTACATACACAGTCACCGCTTATAACAAGTTCGGCAAACCAATGGCAACAGAGGTTGTAACAGACACTTGGGAAGCAACCGAGTTAAGTCTTAGCATGAGTGAGTGCTTCGGATACGCAGAGACCATTTGCGATAACTTCCAAACACATGAGGGTGAGTATGGTGAGAGACCAGCAGCACTAGGCGACAGACAGTATAACTTCTGATCGCCCAGACAGCGACCCCGCCCCTGACTGTATGTTGGGGGTTTTTTGATGGGGGGTTCGGTGCCAAGCAAAATTAGAAAACGCTAACCTACAAAAGTATCCACTTGACCGAGAAATAAATATTAAAAGGAAAATGAAAAACCAAAACCAAAAAAACCCAAAAAATTTTCCTGGTAAAAAAACATGAAAAAAGTCGCACACCAATTCTTTGAAGATGACGGACTAGATTACGAAGACATGCTGAATGACTTCGATACTTTCTGTGATCAGTTCGAGAAGAGGGCATCTGAATCATATAATGGAGGTGATCCAAACAATGGAAGAGTTATCAAAGAAATTGAACGAATTGGAGGAGACACTCCTATGGCAGTCCGAGAAGTTAAACACCCTAGAGAAGACTTTGGAGAGACTGGCGAACCCGTCATTGATGTACAAGCGACCAACGGGTGAGGATTATGAGACTGTCGCTCAGACACTCGACTATCTTCACAATAATATCGAAGGTCTCAAAGAAGATCTCACAAAAGTAGCGAGGGCAGTATAATGTCACATTACACAGTAGGTTATCACGACCAACAAAGACATCACTTTGAAATCTGCGAATATGCAGAGAGTACATTTGATGCAATTCAACATGCTAAGGAAGACGTTCCTTTTCTGAAAGAACATCCTCAGTATATTGATGAAGTACTATTAGAAAACATATGAGTATCAAAGCACCAGACAAATTACCTTATGATGAATGGTTTGATGACAATCCTCTGAAGGATTCAAAGTATATTGACACACCTTTATATGCATCATCTGATATATCGGTACATCAACAGATGTATGAATTTTGTACTAGAATGTTAAGTAAAATCGGTGGATCTGAAAATGCTTATTGATGTAACTAAAGAAGAACTCGAAGTCATTGTGCTACAGTTATGGAAGTCTCGGAAATCTGAAGAGAAAGTACGAGTGGTATATGAGAAGATAGAACCACTTCTAAATATTTGTAACTGTCAGGAGAAGTAATGGCATTTCTAATTAAAAAGGAGACAATAGATACAGAGTCGGTAGGACCGTTCTGTGATTACCCTGCACAGACATTAGATGGTACTCCGTTCATGTCACCGAATGTGAAGGTTGGTCAAAGACCTGTACCGATATATGATGCAACAAGTTTACCAAGTATAGTGCCAGGCATTAGGAGAGGTATACCACAGTGTACTAGCACAGGTCAACGGATTATTACTCCTGCTGTCAATACGACAGTTATGATTAATGGGAGACTACCCGCTGTTCAAGGTGATAATGCAACACTGGATGGAATTAGTACACCTAGACCCTTGACAGGACCATGGTTAAGTAGTACAATACAGATAGGAACTTCTGGAGGACAGAATATTTAATGGCGAAAGCAAAAGGTGGTTTTGGTGTATCTCAGACTATAGAAGCAACACCAAAGAAAACAAGACAGGGTACAGGATCACATACAAAGTATTCTGCGACTAGTAGAAATAAAGCAAGGAAGAGATATAGAGGACAAGGAAAGTGACTGAGAAGAACTATATTACTAAAGCGAAGAATCAATTCAAGTCATCTGCATATTACACATTCTGGGGTGTTGCTACAATTGCTGTAGTTGCAGGACAGGTGTATGTTGGCACTGGTTATAGAGCGATGAGCAGTAGTATTGAAGAACTTATCGACGCTTATACAGATAGACCGAAGATAGCACCAGCAGACCTTTACTCCATGCCGATAATACGATGAAGTGTTGGCACTGTAATACTGAGTTGATTTGGGGTGGGGATAACTCCATGGAAGAGTTGAATGATGGCGATGAGTCTGAGTATGACTTTTGGTCTAACTTCACTTGTCCAAAATGTCAAGCATACGTTGAGGTATTTCATCACAAATGAATTTGATTTGTAATTTGCCTTCTGAGAAGGTGTGGGTACGAAAAGAATATTTAACTGACCATCAAAGTGGATTTGGTGAGTTTGTCGAGGGCGTCTGGGTTGCTTGTAAGAGTATACCTGGTCGTGCTTTTTATTTTGAGACTTACTTACCTGAGTATGGTGCGATGTATGATAAACTTCCTATAAGTGCCTTTCTCCGAGCACCGAAAACGCCGACGCCCGATATGAGTCTAGAGAATCTGCAATTTTGGAATTGTATGGACTATGGTGTGATGGCAATCAATAAAGGTTTCGTATCTTCTATGGATGCGGAGATACGGACAAGAGACCATGGTCTGATGAAAGGTCAGTATATCTTTACTCTTGATAACTACCATGCGAACCCTGATGTGATAGATAATAATGTAAGTGAAGTGCCACAAGAGCATAAGAGTCATAATTGTATCCAACTAGAGAATGGACAGTATGCATTGTATCCTAATAATAGAATGCGTTTGTATGACCTCTCTATCACCCCTCAAGAACCGAAGACACCAGACTTTAAGGTTTCTACCATAGAGTATCAAGTCGAGAATGGGACTGAGTGGGGACGGTTAGGAGATACCGATGATTATTTCTGGGAAACACCAAAGGAGAAAACAAATGGTAATTAAAGTAGACAAATCTGAGGAATTTATAAAAAGTGGGAAGAAACTCATCTCTGAGTACGATGCACAAGAATGGATAGACAAAATTGAAAAGAATGACGAAAGAGAATTGTTTGAGATGAAGAGAAAGAAGGAATTCCTTGACGAGTGCACTAAGTTCAGAAAAGATGGATAAATAAAAGCAGCCCATGCTGTCTTTAAATGCCAGAAGTCTCAACCTTCAAAGATTTGAGTATTACATTCAAAAAACATCCTGTTACTAACGATTTGGTAACAGTGAAGGATAAGGCTGCTGTTGCACAATCAATAAAAGGATTATTACTTACTAGAAGAGGTGAAAGACCATTCCAACCAGAAATAGGAAGTGGTCTACAGGATCTATTGTTTGAACCATTAGATTATGGTACTGCTGGATTAATTAAAAAAGAAATTAAAGAAACTCTCAATAGGTACGAACCTAGAATATCAATTCAAGGACTTAACTGCTATCCACGAACTGACGAGAATGGATATGAAGTGCAATTAGAGTATATGATCTTAGGTAGAGAAGACAGAGCAGTTGGGATAGATATATTTCTAGAGCGTACACGATAATGCCTTATACTCAGGTTGCCAATTTAGATTTTGATAATATCAAAACTCAACTCAAAGAATATTTGAGGAGTCAGAATGATTTTACTGATTATGATTTTGAAGGGTCTGCACTAGCAACTCTGATAGACACTCTTGCTTATAATACCTACTATACAGCGTTCAATACGAACATGGTAGTCAATGAACTGTTCCTTGATTCAGCAACGCTAAGAGACAACGTAGTAGCACTAGCAAAGCAATTAGGATATAGACCAAAGAGTGCAACATCTCCTACAGCATATATTTCATTTACTGTTACCTATACTAATGCAACAACTGATAAAGAATTAAATTTAAAACAAGGAACAGGATTTATTAGTAACTATGATAATGTCATTTACAATTATATTGTTACAAGTGATGTAAAGGCACAAGTAATAAATGGTGTTGCAACATTTAGTAACGTACCAATTAGAGAAGGAACACTATTAACAAACGAATTTGTAATAAACACTGCATCTAAGAGTCAAAGATTTATATTAGATAACCCTAACATTGATACTAATACAGTCTCAGTCACTGTATATCCTACTGGTGGATCTTTTAATGAACCATATTTACTTGCTGATAACATATTAGGAGTTGATGGTGCATCAAAAGTCTTCTTCTTAGATGAAATTGAGGACGGTAGGTATGAAATTTTAATGGGTGATGGTGTTCTAGGTAAGAAACTAGAGAACAATGCACGTATTGATGTATCATATGTAACAACATCAGGTCCTGTAAGTAATGGTGTTAAGGCATTTGT